CCGCGATACCGAGCGTTGCTGGAAGTGCGGCGAGGAATTCATCGAAGTCGAAGACGACGACGAATATCGGTTCACTTGCAGCAAGTGCGGCGCCGACGTGCTTGACGCGCCGCCCGAGCGCGATCCCGACGACGCCCGCGACGAGCGTATGGACAGGGAGATGGAGCGATGACGTTTCACTGGTATCACGCCAATGGCGACGGCACGGCTGATCGCTACGAGGACTCGCCGGCGATCTGCGCCCGCATCGACGCCGGCGAGCCTGGCTGGTTTGGCTCGCCTGAAGGCGCAATCCTGCATGGCGGCGTTGTCGCCACCGCGTTTGAGATCGTGAAGGACAAAATGTTCGACACGCGCCAGTGGCTCGCAACCAACGGCAAAGATCCTGGCACGGTTTGGACCCGCACCACCCTCAAAATCACGGAGTGCATTCATGTTGCACGCTGAACCATGGCGCGTGCGTCTTCATAATTTGTTAAGGGATGATTAGCTAATCGATATCGAAACGAGAGAGCCAATGACCTACCTCGATGAAGACGCGCTCGCGGGACTCAAGTCGACGTCGCGCGAGCGCAAGCTCTCGACCGCGGAGCGAATCGCGATCTATGCTTTTCACTTGCGCGGCGTGCCGCCCAAGCTGATTGCGCGCACCTTTGGTGTAAAGACCAACGCCATCTACTACATCACCAACTGGGAGCACACGGCGGCGCACGAAAACGCCAAGAATGCGTTCGCGTCCTATGGCGAGGAGCGCGTATGGGCGGAGATCGTCACGCCGGCGCAAATCGAATCGATCAACGAAGGCATGCAGAAACTACTCAAAGGACAAAAACTTAATGACAGCGGATATCGTAGGAACCCTCGCCGTAGCCCTCGCGCTCGACGAGCCGGAGCAACTCTTGAGACACCTGAAGATTCAAGCAATGGAGAGGATGGACGCAGTAGCGCCAATTGACGCCTACGTCGCCAAGAAATGGGCGGAGGTCGCCGAGGGAATAGCGGCGATTGAATTGAAGCTGGAAGCGATCAAACGAGCGCCTGTGTGATGGCGCTAACCTCCTCCGGGTATCGGCACCTGAGAGTTGGAAGGCGCATGATCTATGAGCATCGCATTGTTTACGAAAAGCATCATGGCCCGATTCCCGAGGGCCATGATGTTCACCACAAGGATGGCGACAAACTCAACAACGACATTTCTAATTTAGAACTTCTGTCGAAGCTCGAGCACAATCGTGCTCACGCGGGCTGGAAACTGATTGAAGGAAACTGGTTCAAGCCATGCTCGCGATGCGACGGATTTAAACCGCTAACCGAATTTTATAAAAGGCCGACCGGCAATGGAAGCGCCTATTGCAAGCCCTGCCATCTCATCGCCAACCGCGGCTCCAACGCCAAAGCGAAAGCGAAGCGACTACTGGCGGTATTACCACGACCAATGCCGCAAGCTGGCTCCGCGCACGATTGATTTTGATCATCACGCCTACGAGGCCGTGCTTGGCCTCCTGATGTTCGATTATCCCGACAAGACCGAATCACAGTGCGTGATCGCGTTAGCGAACATGCAACTTTATGCACCGCTCACAGGCCCAAGATCTGTGTGATTCGGGGATAAGCGATTCGGTTGCTTGATCGTGATCGAGGCTAGGGCGCATCCTGCTCAACGCTTGCAAGATGCGCCCCTGAGCAACCCTCGCCAATCCCACCCAAGACGACGATGGACCGAGGATGGGAGCGCAAGCCCGTGAAAGGAAATAAGGCTTGCCACGCCAGACTAAGCCCGACGGGCCCCGCCTTCAAGTCGTGGACGACGTCGATTGGAGTCTCCCTCTCCCCGAGGATCAAAAGCAAATCATCATGGACGAGCGCGAGCTCTCGGTGCTCGCCTACCGCAAGCTTGGCGTCCCGCTGCAATATTGCTTGCCGCGCGAGGACAAGCCGCTGCCGCCAGGCGAAGGCGAGCGCCTCCATACCACCGACGACAATTGCCGCTTTTGGATCGACGAGCCGCGCAAGCAAAGGCTCAACGCGGTAATCCCTCTGCAACTGGGCGTGATCGAGGCCCGCTTTTTCGGCCCTGACCAGACGCTCAACGAATGTTTCTTTCAGGCGTGCGTGAAGCTGGGACTCTCGACCCGCTATTCGTTCGGCCGCGCCAGCAAGCCATTCGCGCAAGCGGTCCTGTTCAAGCTGCGCGACGACGAGGCGGCCAGGCTTCACGACGACTATTCCGGCTTCAAGCCTCACCCGTTCACGCTCGAAGGCGAGCGGCGCGGCATCGTCATCAATTACGCGCTGGCGAAGAAGGGCGCTTCGCCCGCCCATACAATCGTCCCAGGAAGCCTCCTGTGGCATGCCGACGGCGTCAGCTATGATCTGATCAAGTGGCGCGGCGAAAGCGGCCAGGACGGCGGCGCACGCTATTCTACCGGCGCTCCAGCCATCGATTACTTTTCGCTCGTGCGCGCGGCGGCGTTCGGCTCGATCCTCAACATCGTTAAGACCTCGTTGTGGCAAAGCGCGCCGGCGCGCTGGTCGTTCTCCGAATGGTTGGCGCGCGTCGTCGTCGCCGGCGAAGCGATCAACGCCAATGTCGTGTTTTCGAAAGCGGCGCGCGCCGTCATCGCCGAACCGGGCCACGCCGAGCTTCTGATCGCGCTGATCGCGGAAGCCAAGGGACTCCCCGAGACGCGCGAGGAATGCGTGGTCAAGTTCCGCCTGGCGCGCACTCGGCTGAAGACCGATCCGAACCGCCTCGACGTCGCCGGCTGGTCGATCATCCGGCAATGGTTCGGCCAGGACGCGCATGACGCCTTGCGCACGACGCTCAACGTCGGCGCCGATTCCACGTTGCTGGAGACATTCGCCGAGCGCTATCTGTTTTGCGAAAACGAATTCATTGATCGCCAGGCGTTTCGCGAAGGCCGGCCGCGGTTTCAATTCAGCAAAGATGAGCTCGCGCTGCGACACGCGCCAGATCAGATCCTGACCAAGAAAAAGCCGGTCGAAGCGTTCCCGGTCTTCATCAAGTCGAAGCTTCGCCAGGACGTCACCGGCATCGAGCTTCATCCGGATTCCGATCCCGGCGCCATCCTGCGTGTGACGCGCCAGGGCGCGCTCATTGCGAACGACGATTACGCCCCCGAGCACTCACGGCTGATCTTCAACGAATGGGCCGGCCTCTATGTGAAGCCCGCCAAGACCGTTGAGCGAGCCCTTGAGGCCGAATGCGTTGACAAGCTCGACCATATGCTCAGCCTGGTCGCTCGCACCAAGCCGCGCGCCGACTGGATCAAAGCGCATTTCGGCTGGATTTTGAAGCATCCCGGCCAGAAACAACAGATCGCATTGGTTTGCACCGGCGACCAGGGCACCGGCAAGTCGTTCCTGTGTACCGATTTCGCGGAAGCGATTTTTGGTCAATATGCCGGCAAAGCTAGCGTCAAAGCGCTTGAACAGCAATTCTACATTCCGAACTATGTACGCAAGCTCTGGGTGACGCACGACGAAGTCGTGTCGAAACCTGAGACGGTCGAAATCGTCAAAGATCTGATCCGTTCGAACAAAATTTCAGGCGAGTTTAAAAACAAAGATCCGGCGACGTACACAACTTATGCGCGCCTGGCGTTCACTTCGAACGAAACGAATCCCGGCCTGTCGCGTGGCGGCTTTGATCGCGCGCTTTTTCAGGTGACGTCGATAACCGCGGTGAGCGAAGGCCTTCTGCCAGGCCAATTCGAAGAAGAGATGAACAAGACCGCGAAGCCGTTTTATAAAAGCTTCGCCGCCTTTCTGCAGCGCGACGATGTTCGTCAGGCTTACGTCAGATTCCTGATCGATTGCGCGCCCGATGACATTGCCGAGGTCGAGAGCGTCACGCACTCCGCCACACATGACGCCGACGTAGCGAGCGAGCAATTGACGCCAACGCAATTAGTCGCCAAAGAGATCATCGAGAACGGCACGATTTATGGTGGATGGGACATCGCTATGCCCTTCAGACCGTCTCATTTAACAAGCCGAATCAAGAGGACCGTCGGAGAAATGGGGCTGCGCCAAACTGTTTTGGCCGACGCTGTCCGCGATCTCTGGGTCCACGCTGGCCTATTGGAGTTCCTGCCGAACGGCGAAATGCTGTTCAAGTTCAAGATTGGCGCATTGCAGCGGCTGTTTAGCGATTTCATCGGAGTCCCGTTGCGCTCGCATTGGGCGCTCAAGGCAAACGACGACATGCCCAACGATTGGCGCGAGGGGGATCCGATGGAACCGTGGAAAGGGCGGACTCAAAAGTGAAGGCGAAAGCGCGGCAGGGCGCGCAGCGCGGCCGCTTTCTCGAGCGCGCTTACGACCTGCGCGAGACGCCACCGGAAGCCACGCGCGCGCTCATCCGCACCGGCGAGCTCGACAGGTATCGCGTGCTGTTCGAACCCTGCGCCGGCAAAGGCGCAATTTCGCGCGTGCTCAAGGCCGGCGGCTGGCGCGTGATCAGCCATGACCTGGTGCATTACGAAGGCGCGGACTCGGACATTCATCCCGACATCGATTTCTTCGCTTCGCGCAGCGCAAGCTACCTTCAGGCGATCGTCACCAACCCGCCCTATCGCTGGGCCGACGATTTCATCCGCCACGGGCTTAAGCTTCGCGTGCCGATGTTCGTGCTCTTGCGCCTGATGGCGCTCGAGGGCGCCGGCCGCTCCGACATCATGCAACATCTGTATCATGTCTATATCGGGATTGAGCGACTCCCGATGATGCACAGGCCTGGTTGGAAAGGGAAAAAGCTGAAGCAGGGCGCGATGCCGTTTGGCTGGTTTTGTTTCTTGCCAGAGAAAAATCCTTATGGAAATTTCACAGCGTCACGCATAAGCTGGCGTGAGGAGGACAAAAATGGGCTTGATGTCGACTCTAGCACTACTCACCTTGCCACTCTTGAAGCGCCCCGAGTTGGCGGACAAGAGCCTCCCTGAGACGCTCGACCCCAGGATCGTCGAAAACGCCGCTTTGCATCGGCGAATCACTGAACTCGAGGCGCAGGTCGATGACCTCACAAGCCAGCGCGACAGTGCGCGGGACGAGGCCGATTGGCTCAGGCGCATGCTGTGCAAAACGCCCTGGTATCAGGAAGGATTTCGGCAAAGCCAACAGATGGCGGCGCAAGCGGCGCAACAAGCATTCGCGAACGCGCAGAACTACCAGGCAGGAACGCAAGGGCAGCTTAATTCGTGGCATGATTGCACCTGCGTGCCAGGCCGCGCCGCGGCCTTTGGCGTCTTAGGAGGCTAAGCCATGTACCAGCTTCAGGACTTCACCGACCAGGTCGCGCTCGTCGGCCGAAAATTCAAATGGTATCCCGGCGATCGGGCGGCCGAACTGAACGCGATCGCGGGCGCCCTCGCCACTGATCCGACCACGAACGACACTACGGTCCAGACGGCGCCGGCGGGGCTTCGACCAGGCAATGGCGCCAATAAGGACTTCACCAACGCCGTGCTTCTGGTCGTCAATCGCGGCAAAGGCGGCAACCTGAAGCCGCTCGACATGGGCAACGCCATCACCGGCGAACTCAGCAAGATCTTCGTCCCGGTGAATACCAGCCCGCCGGTCATCTCAGGCACCGCGACCGTCGGCTCGACGCTTTCCTCGACCAACGGCAACTGGACCTATGTGCCGACGAGCTACACGCGGCAGTGGCGGCGCGGCGGCGTCGATATCTCTGGCGCCACGGCGGCGACTTATCTGCTTCAGCCGGCCGATTCCGGAACGACCATCACCATGCAATTGGTCGCTCACAACGCCGCCGGCGCCAGCGCGCCGATCGTCTCCAACGGGCTGGCGATCGCGTGATCTATCTGGATTGGGCGATCCTCTGCACCGGCCTAGGCGTCCTCTTCGTCCTGATCATGCTGATCGTGCAGGGTTCGCGCCTGGCGAAGGCGGCCGAGATGCAGATCAAAGAGCTTGGCGCTACGCATATGACGGGCTTTGCGCTCCTGAATGGCGAGCTTCAGAAGCTCGAAAAGCGTCTCAAGGAACTCGAGGACGAGGTTTTATGAGCTTGCAGGGGCCAGCGCGACGGCGCTGTGTGCGGATGGACCTTTCGTCGGGAGCCCGCCTCCGCCGCCCCTGCATCCTGTTTTTTCTGGCGACAACGTGGTTATCGCCAGCTTTCGCTGGGTGCCACATTTACAAAGTCTGGCATTACCCCAAGCCGCAACGCTGTTTCACCGCCTATGCGCCGAGGCACATTTTGCCGCGGCCAGCAAGACGCGAAGCCGGCTTCGCGCCCGTGAACGAATCTGCTCCTGTACGGGAACGAATCGAGATTATCCTGCCGCCGGTTGATTTTGAGCCTTGTCCAGACGGGGATGAGCGATTTCAAGCCATTGCGAAACTGCGTGCGTTGATGGATGCTCCGCGCCCGTAGGGTGACGATAGGATCCTCAAGATCTGTTCACCGTTCCAAGCGAGAGGGGCTCGTCGCTCCCGTGGCGGGCCCCGATGGAGTCCAGCATGGCCCAAGCCCAAAGACCCGGTCAGCGTCCGAATCAACGTTCCAAGCCCTCTGACCGGCGCCCGACGCCGGAAGGCGACGACATCCCGCTGCGCGATCCAAGCGAGGGCAGAGCTCCAGCCGTTATCGGCCAGAATATCGCCCAGTACGACGCCGAATACGCCGGCGATTATCAGGAGCAGATGGCGGCTCAACAGCAAGCGCCGGTGATTGGCGTCGATGGCGAGCCGATCGAGGACGGCGAGCGTGATCCCGGCACCGTTGCCGAGGAGCAACGTCAGCGCTCCGAGGACATGCAGGAGCAGGGCGTCCTCGCCTGGATGGCGGCGCGGGATTCCCGCACTCCCGAGCAGATAGCGGAATCGCAATTCGTGCCGGAAGCGGAAAAGCCGCTCCGCCTCAGTCGCGACAACGCGAATGTCATCGCCAGCGGCGGCGGACGGTTCGACGACGAGTACGCGGCGTGAGCGACACTTGGTTCGGCGGCGGCTCGAGCGCATCGGCCGACCCCGGGTTGATGCAGCGGCTCATGTCGTACATCAACGGCGGCAGCGGCTCAACCGACCCTGCCGTGATCGCGCAAGTGAATCAGGCAATGGCGTCTGGCGCAGGTAACACCAACCAGCCCGGGATCTTGCCGCACCTGACCGGCGACGGCCCTAACGTCCAGGGGCGACCGATTCTGCCCTATCTCGATCCGAACACGACTGCGCTCGCTGGCGCGGCGTCGATTCCGACGAGCGGAGTCCCGCCCATGCCGCAAGGAGCGCCGCCAAGACCAGGCGGCATTGGGAGCGACGCCAACTTTCCGATCATGGGCGGCGGGACGGGCATGCCGTCGAGCTACGGAGCCCCAGGACAGGTGCCGGCTCCGCTGCCGCCTATGCGGCCTCCAGCGGCCCCTGTGCGGCCCAGAGTGGCTGGCGGAGCGCCTCCGGTGCGCAAGCGACCGGCGAGTATTCCGCCGACGGCGACGGCGCTCGCGCCCGCGGCTGGGAGCAAGTCGCCCTTCGTGCCGATCGCCGCGCAAAACCAGGATTGGTCAGGCGGCGCGTTGTCGCGCTACGGCACCAACGGGTTCGGCCGCCAGGGAACGGCGTTGGATCTTTCCAAGCTTTTTAGTCGCTCTTAAGCAGATTCCAAGTTGACAAGATCATAGTCCTAGCCCCATGTTGCGATTGCGACGTCGTGAAAGCCGGCGAAGCCCCGCAACATGGAGCATGAAACGTGAAACCCCATACCCAAGCCGCGTGCGAAGCGGCCAAGCGCGCCCTCGAGACTGCTAAGGCCGCGATCTTCGCAGAAGCCGAATCCGCAATCGAAGCCAACGAAGCGCCTGACCTGGTCCGCTTCTATGCCGATATGCGCGACGAGCTTGAGGCGCTTGCCAGCATTGTCTCCGAGCTCAATAAGCTCGACAAGGACCTCAGCTACACCCGAATCCCGGCGTGCTTCGACGCGCACGGGCTGCAGAACGTGAAGATCCAAGGCTACGGTCTGGTCGGCCTCAACCGCCGCTGGTCGTGCTCGATCATCGATAAGCTGCGCGGCTACAAATACCTCCGTGACAATGGGCAAGGCGGCATGATCACGGAAACCGTGAACGCTATGACCTTGGGCGCCTGGGCAAAGGACGAGGTCGAAGAGAAGGGGATCGAGCCTCCCGACGATATCTTCAAGACTTCGATTGCTCGATACGTGTCGTTGAGGTCGTCGAAATGACCGCCTCCGCGAAGCCCCGCTACACCATCAGGGAAGGCAAGACTGTCATGGTTAACGACGTCACGCCGGCAGCGGCCAAGTTCGGCCTCCCGGCTCATCTGCAAGGGAGGACGAAAACGGCGAACTGGGGCGACATCGATCCGCGCCAGCGCATGCTGCCGCGCATCAAACTCCTTCAGGCTTCAAACCCTGAATGCGTCGATTATCCCGGCGAGGCGATCGCCGGTCAATTCTGGCACACGACGTTGACCGCTTCGCTCGGCGCCGAAATCGCCGCCGTGCCGATCATGCGCCGCCAGACCTACAACCTCTGGGCCCCGCGCAGCCCAGGCGAAGACCGCGGTATTCTCGCTCGGGCGCGCGATTACATTCACTGGGATCCGCCGGAAGGCGAGTTCCACGTCCGCTTTCCCATGAACCCCAAGACCTACACTTGGAAGCTGGCGCGGACGGTGAAGGAATCGGGCCTCGCCGAGTTCGGCTCTTCCCGCAACGACGATCCCAATAGCCCGCCGGCGGCGACGCTAACCTTCGAAGTTTTGTGGTACCTGCCAGACTTCAATACGTTAGCGCTGACCTTGAACACCAGGTCCGGAGTCAAAGAGGCGAGGAAGCTCTTCGCCATGGTCGACGCCAAGCCGGTCAGTCCGTTCTTCCAACGGTACAAGATCGTGGCGGTGCAGAACCGCGGGCCCACCGGCGAAGCCTACTTTGGCTACAAATACCGCGGTGACGGCTACACCGATCCGGAACTCTCCGCCATCACTGAACCTATGTTTGCTGCTTGGAAGGATGTTGCATTTGCAACTGCCGACGAAGACGAGGACGTGGATGGAGAAGCGTCGGTAATACGACACTCTACACGACGCGACGCGGCATCTGAACGTGGCGCTCGTCCAGTAGAGCCGCAAAGCCAAAGCGGCGTAATCGACGATGACATACCATTTATGTATGAATGGAGGTGACACAAAAAACTTGCGCTGAATGTCAGCGAATGCTGCCCATCGAAGACTTTTATGTCCACGCCGGAATGAAGGATGGGCGGCTTTCGTTTTGCAAGAAATGCGTCAAAGCGCGCGTCAAAACGCACCGGTTAGCCAACTCGGAAAAGTTCAAGGCTTATGAGCAAAAACGCAATGCTCAACCTCACCGCGTTGCTGCCAGGGCGGCCTATCAAGCCGCCCATCCGGAAGTGCTTAATCGAGTCAAGAAGGCTTGGATCAAGCGCAATCCGGAGAAGCGCGCGGCTCACATTATTCTCAGCAACGCGGTTCGTGATGGAAAGATCACGAAACCTACGGAATGTCAGCGATGCGGCGCGAGAGGTCGAATCCAAGCGCATCACGCTGACTATACAAAGCCACTCGAAGTGGAATGGCTTTGCGTCCCCTGTCACGTCGGGAGGCACGTAACGTGACAGGGGACTCTCCTCCCGACAAGCCGACGCGCGCGAGACTCGAAAAGCTCATCGCGTTGGCAAACGATTCGAGGGGGGAGCGCAATTCGCGCCTCAACGCCAAGCGCAAGCTTGCTCTTTACGCCAAGTTTTACCCCTCGCTCGTTAGGCGCGTCGATGATCCTCCCAAAAATTGACGAAGATCGCTTTCTCGACCTGGTGCGCAAGGCGCCCCTGATCGCCTTCCAGCGGCTTGAATTCGGCTATGCGGTCGCTGCGCCTGGCGAAGCCTATTACGCGCCGGTGAGCCATCCAGGCGGCGGCAATCTCGACAACGACGAATCCTTCATAGACTCGCTCGGCCACGCCTTCCTGACCCGCATGTCGACGCCGGCGCTCCGGACCTTGCGCCCAACCGCCAAGCCGATTCCTACCCAGGCGCTCGTCACCTATCTCCAAACTGCGTTCTTCGCGCCCGACATCGAGCCGATGAGCGCCTATCCGAAAGCCAGCGGCGACCATATCGCGGTCGTCGACTCGGAGTGCCAGGTCGTCATCCAGGCGATCATCGAGCACGAGCGTCCGGACCTCAAAGACGCGATGAAACCGAACAAGCGCGACCTGATGAGCGACGCGCTCGACCTGGTGATCGAGCACGCCGAGGCGGCGCGCGAGCTTTGCGAGGTCGGCGAGGACAAGCCGGCGTTGGTCAAGATGCACCTGATGCAACTGACGACGGCGGTGAAGACCACGCTCGAAATGCTGCTTTCACCATGAGGAGTCCGCATGAACGACGAAGCGATGAAATGGATCACCGAACTCGAGAAGGCGGCGAAGGTCCGGACTCCGGTCGGCGCGACTTACGCGGTTGCGCTGGCGTTGATGCACGTCGCGGCGCAGCTGGAGAAGATCGCGGAGAACTCGAGCACGGAGTCCCCGAATTCGATCAAAGCGGCCAAACCAAAAGCTTGAGATTCAAGTTTTGACCCGCATTCCCTGGCCGCTCGTCCTGCTCGCGATCGTCTTCCTCATCGCCTACGGCGGCCAGATCGCCATCCATTTGCTGGGGCTGAAATGATCGACGACGCACAACTGCGCCAGTGGGCACGCAGGGGCGACGACGCTGGGCGGCTGGCGCGTGAGCTTCTCGCCCTGAAGACAGCGTTCTTAGCCCTCGTCAATCGACTCGACGAGATCCACCAGGATCCCGCCTACATGGCCGTCTGGACCGTCCACCAGATGCACGTCGGGCCCTATCGAGGTCCGACCTATGTCGCCGAGTTAGCGGCCGCCCGCGACGCCCTCAAGGACGCGCCCCAATGAACGAGGCTTGCATCTTCGCTTTGCTCTTAGGAGCGGGCTTCGCCGCCGCGGCGATCTCCTGTCGGCTCCTCATCGGGCGTTGGTGGCTATGAAGCGCGCCGACGCTCTCAAGGTGCGCTGCCCAGAATGCGGCGCCGAACCAGGCTTTGCTTGCCGAGGCGCACGTAAGCCCAGCCAGCCACGGCTATCGGTTCATCTCGAGCGATTGCTTCGAGGCGCGAAGAAATGAGGCTCGACGAGTTCCTGGCGCGCTGCCTGGCGGCCCGCAAGATGAAGCTGATCAAGGATCCGCACGGCATGCGCCTCCCCGAGGATCTCTGGCGCCAGGCGCTCCCCGACGCCGAATTCATCGTCGGCGCGCTGATGGCGTTCGACCATATGCAGACCGTGGCCCGCTACTACGAGGCGGACGAGGAGGGGGAGTGAACCGTGAGAGTAAACACAAATCTGAGCTTGTGGACGATTGTAAACACCTTGGCGCATACGCCCGCCGGCACGAGGACCGATATGCGATCGGGCTGCTGGACCTGGCAATCAAGTTTCCCGGTCACCCGCATCTGCTCGCAGAAGGTAAGATCGTCGAACACCAAGCGTTCGCGCCGACGCCACGTCAGTACGAAGAAGGCGCTCGTTACATCCGCGCCGGCGGCCTCTGCGTCCTTATAGGCTGGGATCTCAAGACGAAGGCAATGTTCGTCCATCCGTGGGCGAAGACGGCGCTCAAGAAAGACTGCTTTCCACCTGGCGGCGGCTACAAAAGCTACGGTGCAACTCTGAAGGATTGGCTCGATTGGCAAGCGATAAAATAGACCACCAGGGCGTCGGCGCGATCGCGCAAGCGATGAAACACCAGGCGCGCACCGGCGCGGGCTGGGACGATCTCTCGGCGGCCGCCAAGGAGTCGATCGACCAGATTCTCTCCTCGATCGCCCGCACCGTCTCGACCGGCCAGGGGGCCCACTGGGACGGGATCATGGCTTACGCGGAAGCCGCCAAGCCTGTTCCCGCGGCCGAGCAAGCACTGAAGACCGATCGCTCGTTCGACTACCCATATACCACACCGTCCATCATTGAACCGCGGCGCGTGGGCCTCTCGGCGATCGAACGCAGCATCCGCGCGGGCGCCGGCCTCGAGGACAACGCATGAAGCGCGACGAGGTTCTCAAGCGCCTCGACCTTGCCCTCGAGCTCTTATTGTCGATCCGCGGCAAGCTAGAGGGCGACACTGGGATCGAACTCGCCTTCGTGCTCGGCGAACTCGCCGGCGTCTGCCAACGGGCGAAAGGCGTCCTCGAGCGCGAACAAGCGAAGCCGGGAGGGCCGCATGGGTAAGGGTTTTACCTACAAATCCTACTCGTTCGTCGACAAGGATCCGATCATCGACGAGGTGAGGGGAGTCTTCGATGCTTCCGGCGCGACCTACAAGTCGATCGAGGCGGATTCCGGCGTCACCTATCAGACCATGCGCAACTGGTTTGAGGGCAAGACCAGGCGGCCCCAGGCGGCGACGCTCAACGCAGTCTTGCGCGCTCTCGGCAAGAAGCTCGGCATTGTCGACATCGATGCGGGAGTCGCCGTTAAAAAAGACGTGCGAGAAGAGCTTCGTCGAGTCTTTCAAAACCCGAAACTCTACCGGAATAAGGTCCGGAGGCGGGGATGAGACACGGTTGGACCGTGGCTCTGATCCTCGCGGGCTCGTTCCTCATAGGGCGCACATTAACCTGGCTCGCCGCGCCACCCACGCTCCAGGTTAAGCCGCCGCTAGTGATCGCCGCGCCCGATCCTGAACGTCTTGTCCGCGAGCTTTGCGATCGAGAGGTCGACGCCCTCCTGCACAGCCACGATCTCGTCGAGGTCGAGCGCGCTGTGGCGATCGTCCGAGACATTCCCTGCGCAATCGAGAGGCGTTTATGAGCGTAAAATTCAAAATCGGATTCACGATCGCCGGCGAGACTCTGTTCGCCATGGTCGCCAAAATGCTGCCAATCGAGGACCTCTCGGTCGAAGAATTGGCGCCGAAACCGACGCTGGCCGAGCGCGCGATCGCGGTTCCCAAGATCACGCACAGAGCCAAGCCCAAGACTTATCAGCGTCCCTCGCCTGGCCCAGACCTCAAGAGGGGCGTCAACGCCATCCTGATGACCGAAATGTCGTTCGGCCCTAAGCGGTCGGTCGAGTTGCAGCCCAAGGTCAAAGCCGCGGGATTCTCGCCCAACTCGGTCAACTCGCGCCTCGAGGCCTTGCAAAGATTTGGCGTGATCGAGCGAATAGGCGACGGTCGATGGCGAATAAAGGCGAATGCTGCAGCTTGATCCGGTTCAAATCGAGGGCTTAAAGCGGAGTTACCGCAAGCGCGGCTTCGGCTATTTCCTCGAGATGGGACTCGGCAAGACGATCCTCGCGCTCGAGGAATTCCGCCGCGCCGTATGGACGAACGATCCCAACGACCTGCGCGCCACCCGCATGCTGGTCATTTCCCCTAACACCTTCAAGCAGGGCTGGGTGGACGAGATCGAGGACAAAAGCTTCCCGTTCGCCTACCACATTTTCGTTTCCGGCCTGAAAGCCAACGACGCGTTTTTCGCCACCAAGCGGTTCGAAAAGCCGCCGGTGCTGATCATCAATTACGAGGCGGCGCGCGGTAAGGAGAATCTCCTCAAGCTCCTCGCTTGGATGTCGGTCAAGCCGACGATGCTGGCGATCGACGAGTCAATCCAGATCAAAACCCACAACAGTGAGCAGACCAAAGCGGCGCTGCACCTGGCGGAACGTGCGGCGATCGTCCGGATCCTGACGGGATTGCCGCAAACGCAGGGGCCAGCAGACCTCTATCCCCAACTCCGCGCGCTTGGCCTGTTCCATGGGGTCAAGTTCTGGGCGTTCCGGAACACTTTCTGTGTAATGGGTGGCTGGCAGAACAAGCAGATCGTCGGCGTTAAAAACGCCGAGGGGCTGGCACGGATCATGGGCCCCGCTGTCTTCGAGGCTCGGAAGGCCGACTGGTGGACGGCGGCCCCGCGGAAAGACGCCAGCGTCCGTGTTTATGAAATGTCGGGCGAACAGGCGGCCCAATATGAGCAGATGCGGGATGAGTTCCTGCTCGAGCTCGAGAACGACGAGATTGTCGCTGTCGACGTCGCCGTGAGCAAATACGAGAAGCTCTCGCAAATTCAATGCGGCTTTATTCTCAACGAGCAGGGGGATGCCCGGGTACTGGTTGAAGCGGAGAAGAATCCGCGGCTTTTGTGTTTGTTGGAGACGCTCGCGCAAATCGACGGCAAGGTCGTCGTGATTTACCGGCATCGCTATTCGTTCGAGATTCTCTCGAAGGCGCTCGAGCGTTTCCAGCCCGCTTTCATCAAGGGGCAGATGAAGCCGATTGAGACGGGCGATCAGAAGCGCCGCTTCAATGGAGATCCGGCGTGCCGCGTCATGTTGGGGCAGTGTGACGCGATCAAGTATGGCCATACGCTTCTCGGCGGCGAGGCCCCTAGAGATCGTTGTTCTACCATGGTTTTCTTTGAGTCGAGCTATTCGCTGGACACGCGCACGCAGGACGAGGACCGGATTCACCGGCGCGGGCAGCGAGAAAATTGTTTGTATATCGATTTGGCTGGTTCGGATCTCGATCGGCGAGTGGTTAAAGCTTTGCAAAAGAAGCAGAATTTATACGAGGCGGTTTTTAGCAAGTTGAGGGCGTCAGCCGCGGTTTAATGATTTTTTATCGAGACGGCGCTTGACTACGAACGCCGCGTATGCTGTTTTGATGGTGACGGCGTTCAACCACGAACGCCGTCACGCTTCAAAGGAGCGAATTATGCCATCTGCAGACGAAATCCGCATCCTCGACTCAGTCGACCTGCCCGAGGGGCTCGTCGTAACCGTCATCCGCGATCCGGCCGAATTCTTCCGCCGCCCGATCGTCCTCAATAAATCGTCGAACCACTGGTTCGGCTCCGCCATGAAACAGGGGAATCGCCTCCAGTTCCTCACCACCATGCCGCTCAACGATTACCTGAGCATCGTCGGCATCGACCAGGCCAAACGCGGCTCAAACGTCGAAGAGCTCACCAAGCATCCTAACCGCCCCAATATCCCCAACCAACGCCTGGCGATCAAGAACTACCTCAAGGAAACGGCGTTCGTCGGCGACAAGTGGATCTTCCCCAACTTCATGTTGAATTACGGCGTCGGCTGGACCGAGGAAATGCCGAAAGCCGAAATGATTCTCCTCGTCACCGACAACGAAAGCCTCGCCTGGCCGGCAATCTTCATTCCGCCCGCCGGCGCCAAAATGCCCGCTTCCGACGGCGCCCACCGCTCAGGCTCGGTCGACGACCTCGTCAAAGCCGGCGGCGAAGGCATCCAGCACTTGCTCTCCAACGGCGTCGGCTGCACCTTCGTCTTCGAATCCTCAAGCGATATGCAGCACCAGGACTTCACCGACCTCGCGAAATCGAAGCCGGTGACGGAATCGGTCAAAGCAACCTGGGATCTGCGTAATATCGTCGTTAAGGCGGCGCGCGGCCTCGTGCTCGGCAACGCATTCCTGCACCAGTACGTCGATGCGACCAGCCCCTCCGTCAATCTGTCGTCGAACTCGGCCCTCGCCTGGTCGATGAGCGCCGTCCGCGGCTCCCTCATCAACGCCTATTGCGTGCGTATCGAGGACTTCGACAAGCTCACCCGAGAGGAGAAGACCAAGCTGATGGAGGCCGCGCCGGTCGAGATCGGCGCATTCATCGACGAACTCGTCAAGCGGGTGCCGATCTTCCGGCAATTGACGGACGGTTCGGCGGCGCCGGCGGTATTCCGGAAGCAGATGGGCGGCTGCGTGCTCATGCGCGGGGCCGGATTCGGGATCCTGATGCGGGCCTTCCGCTACGCCAGGGAGAACGGCATTTCGCTCGCCGCCATGGCCGAGCGGATGGCGCAGGTCGATTGGTTCCTTCTGCCCTTCGACTGGACGGACGAACTCGCGGCGACCGTCAACAGCCCGTACGACTTCCTGCGTGAGAACGCCAAGCCCGCCTGGTTCCAGATGGTCGCCGTCAACGCCGGTTCGAACACCTGGCGCCTGAAGGGCACCAACGAGAACCTGGACGCCGCCTTCCAGGTCCTGATGAAGCCGCCGGCGATCGCGGAGGCCGCATGAGCCACCACCATCACGGGGAGGGCTCCGCCGTGCACGGGTTAGCGGGACTCGCGATCCTGGGAAGCATCCTCTTGCTTCCCTCCGCTATCCTGATCAGGGCGATCAAACGCCTGGCGATCCTGGTCGGAATCTTCGCGCTCATCGTTGTCGGTCTTCTCACCGCCTTCAACCTGTCTAAGCCCGTTTGCTCCCTTGGACCGTACATCAACAGTCCGACAAGCAACGATCCACAGCTTTGCAGGGAAAATGCAGAGAAAAGATCGGCAGAGGCCAAAGCTGCGCTGGATAAACTTGAAGCCGCCTTGGAGCGAGATCGACCTCTTAAGCCTTAAGGCAGCGATCCGCCGATCAGCCCTTGCTGAATCGCTCTCGTCCAGCCGCCGGTGTCGCCACGCAATGGCGAGCCGGCGACTGCCGGATAGACCTGATCGAAGGCCTTCTGCGTCGCGTAATTACGCACGCGGTTCAGGACCGAGTCGTGCGCCCACTCGCCGAGCTCGCCAGGCTTGCTCGAGAAATACGTCAGCGGCTGAATCTTGCCGGCGACCACTCGACCCGTGAGGTTCGCTCCCTTCCGCGTCAGGTCGCTAATCGGGCCGGTCCCAATCTTCTGAGCGTCGAGAACGGGACTCAGGTCGTGCCCCGTGTCTTGCTGAAATTGCCGCACGGCAGGGCTGATATCCTGACCTTGCGCCGAGGCTGTCCGCATATCGCCGAACCATGGGTCGCCCGCGCGCCCAGGAGCGCCCTGCGCGGCGTCGAAGGCCGGCTGCAGCACCTTCGCCGTTCCCCTGCCGATCCAGTTGCCGCCGACGCCGGCGACCGCGGATTCCGCGCCTTGCTTGACCGCGTCCGTGGCGCGCTCAGTCTGGCTCTTGTCGCTGCCGAGATCGTGCCCTTCCGAACTGATCGCCCCGGCGCCAAAGCCCTCGAGCGCCGCGCGGCCAGCTTTGACTCCCGCCTTGGCGCCCTTCCCGATCGCCGCCAGAGGCCCCAGAACCTTGCCCGGGCCGGCGACATAGGTCACAGCACTGACGACCGGCCCCATGGGCCCCAGGGCGGCCTGAGAGGCTGCTGTGCGCCTCCGGATGGCGTTGATGTCCTCGCCGGTGAGCTTGGCCTGTCCGTAGTCGGCCGAGCCCATCGAGACGTCGTCGAGCGCAGCTGAGCCGTAATCCGACGCCGTCGGCGAATAGGTCTTGGTCGCCCAGTCGCGCCAGGTCTGAGGCCGCGAGAGGTCGGCGGGTTGCGGATGGAAAGTGTCGTACCAGAAGCTGTTTCCGGTATCGGCGGCGGCCGGCGCCGGATCGGTGATCGTTGCGGGCGGCGTCTTCGGAAAGAGATGCTGGAATTGATTGCCCGTTGTCGCGGGCGCACTCGCAGCGGTCGAATCTGCCGGCGCGGTTGTCGCCGGCGGCGTTGTGGGGAAAAGATGCTCAAACTGATTGGCCATTTAGAACCCCATCGGCCGGAATCCCTGCTTGCGAAATTCCTTTTCAAGCACTCTGCGAGCAACGCCTTTCGCAAGCGCCTCCTTCGCATCGTCGATCATTTTTTGCGGCGGCTTCACCTTGTCGGCCCAATCCTCCGAGCCTGAGTTCTCGACATTGGCGCGGCCGCCTTTAGTGAAGGTCGGATTGACATAGGTTCGCAGGTCCGGATCCATCGTGTCGAAGTCTTGCGCGGCGCCATGACTGTTGGCGCGGATCGTCTTCGTCTCGTCGACCAGGTGATCAAGCCCTTCCTGGTAATCCTTCGGGCTCAATTCGAGGTTAAGCAACTCGTCCATGCCCTTCGAAACGTTTTGCACTTCCTGAGTTGAGAATCGCTGCCCGATCGAGTGCATGGCGTTGGAGTAATTGCGTGAGCGTAGCAGTTGCAATTGAGTGAGCGCGTTCTTCACTTCCGGCGTATAGCCAGCAATGCTCGCCAACCAATCGGGCATGGCGGCCGCCAACTGTTCCTCCGTGTCGTCCTTGTGTTGCATGATCCACTTCATCGCTTGCCGGTAAGCGTTGGGATTGTTCATGATCTGAACCATCCCAGGATCGGTTTTCAGCGATTCGACCCGGTGCTGGAAGTCAGTCACCTTATCGATCTGCATGCCGTGATTTTTGCTGTTGAATTCCTGGGCGTTCGTTTTCCGCGTGTTTTGGTCTTGTTGGTACTGCTTGAAAGACTCGACGTCGTTTCGATTCCAGGGCGTCGGCTGGCCGGGATGCTTTTCGTCCCAATTCATTTGAGCTTCGGTCATCGCCGGTTCGCCGCCGACCTGGGCGACGATCTGCTTGCCGACGTCGCTGATCGGGTTGGGAGCGCCAGGAGGTCCTGAGCCGGGAGGCCCGCCCGCGACGCCGAGGGCGCCGTGCCCGACCTGCGCCCCGGCGCGCACCTTCTCGTCCGCCGTGCCCCAGGTTTCGGCGATTTTCGCCACCAGGCCGGGATCGGAGAGAACGCCGGCCTTGAGCGCGCCCCAGTCCATGCCGAACGCTCGCGCGATCGCTGGTCCCTGATCGGGATCGTTGACCATGCGGGCGACGGCGTTGGCGCGGTTCTGCCCCTGCTGAGCGGAGTTCATGTTCATCAGCATGTTGCCGATCTTGGTCGGATCGGACTGATTGACGTTGAACATCTGCGAAACCATTTGCCGGTCGCGCGGCTGAGCGAAAGCGGCGACGCCCATGCCGAGCGCCTGGTTAAAGCCTTGGTTGCGCTCGTTGTATTGCTGCAGGTCGAGCATGATCGAGCCGAGATCCTGTGGAGTCTTGGTCGAATTCGGCTGTTGCTGAGCCGGTTGAGTCTGCGCCGGCGTCGGGCCGCCGTTCGGCCCGGGAGCGCCGCCAGGAGGCAAGGGACTCCCGTCGGGGCCGAGCCCGAGCGCAGCATTATTCTGGGCGTTCTGCCGCCGCTGGTATTCGCGCGCCTCGTCGTAGGGATTCTGTTGCCCTAACGCGCCTGTAATTATGTCAAAGGGCCCTGCCATATGCCGACGCCTTCAGTTTGATCCGCGGCTTGATTTTCTTCGCTGGCGGAGTCTTCAGCCGAATTCGAGGTTTGCCGGCTATGGGCGCCGGCGCCGGCGCGAGCGCGGCGAGGGGCCCGGGCACGTTGGCTGAGGGCGCCATGCCAGGCGGCCCGCCCGTCATTGGCGGCGGGGCCGCGCCCTGGCCAGGCTGGGGCGAAAGGCCGGTGAGGTTCTGCCCCTGGCCGAGCGGATCGCGCAGCTGGTCGGACGGATCGGGATCCGGAAGCTGGCTCGAGAGCAGATCGGCGATGTTGGGCATCAGACCATCCCGCGCAGTGAATTAATGAAAGCGCTGTTGTCGTAGTTGCCCGCCCCCTTCGAATTGCCGCCCCAGTTCTGCAGGAATTGCTGCAGGACTCCGGACTGCGCCGAGGGGGGCGGGGCTTGCGCCACCGTCGCGCCAGGCGTCGTCACATGCCCGGGATTCGAGAGCGCGGTCAGGTAAGCCTGGTTCATGTCGTAGGGGTTGGTCTGCGCCGCGGGTTGCGCCGCGGCCGCGGGTTGAGCCGCCGCGTTGCCGCCGAACAACTGGCTTGGCTGCATGCCCGTGGCGGAGGAAGGGTTCGCGGGATTCCAGCCCGTCGTCGCGGCGACGCTGCCGGTCCCGCCCTGTTGGCCCGGGATCGAGCTCGCCGCCATCATCGGATCGAGCATGGCCCAGTCGCCATAGCCGGCGTTCTGCATCGCGCGCGCTGTCGACCCGAGAGGCTCGAGGCCGGCGTTCGAGTTCAGCGTCGTCGCCGGCGCCATCGGCGGCGTCGGATTCGCCGCCGCCCAGGCGTCATGCTGCGCCTGAGTGTCGAGATAGCTTTGGATCGGATTCCCGTGCGCGTCGGTCGGCGTGCCGGAATATTGCGACGGCCACGGCAATGCTTTGCCGGCAAAGGGCGAGTATTTGTTCACCCACTGGCTCTGGTCGAACATGAACGGGTAGGCGGGGATGTCGTTGTCAGCCATCAGCCGAATCCATATCCGAGGTTAGGATCAATCCCGTAGCCAAAGCCCCCAGGCCCAGCCGGGAGGCTCGTCAGCGACAGTCCCGGCGTCTGAACCGCCGGCGCTGCCTGAAGCCCGCCTATGGGCATCCCTGGGGCTCCTCGCACGCCATGCCCCCAGGTAAGAGGTGTAGAAAAGCTGTTCAGCGTCTGGCCGTAGGTCTGCGCAATGTTGGCGAGACCAGGCGAAATGTTGCGGGCGCCGGGTCCCTGGCCGAGCATGCTTTGCGCCGGCTGTTCCTGCCGCTCAGTCTGGCCTTCCGAGCCGAGCTTCGAGATCGAGGCCTGGGTGAGCTCCTGCATCGGCGACTTGGCGCCGGCGATCGGCTTGCCCTCCGCGTCCGTCGGCGCCGTCGTCAGCTTGTCCCACCAGGACTTATCGGGAGCAGGGGTCGCCGGTGAGGTTGGTGAGGTTGGTGAGGTTGGTGAGGTTGGTGAGGTTGTCCCAGACGCAACCGCGGGAGTGGCGCCGCTGGTGTCGATCCCCTTTATGGCCCGCTCAGTGTAATCGGCGTTGGTCGTGTTTCCGTCCGTCGCGGAGCCGCCGGCGAGCTTGTACGGCTTGCCGGTGAACCAGATCGAAGCCGCATCCTTCGGGCCGTAAAGCTGCAGCGAGCGCCGCATCTGGTCGCGGAATACCGCCTCCTGAGCCTCCGGAGAGGCCTTGAACTCATCCGGCGTCAGCGACTTGCCGGTCGCCGCCAGAGTCCAGCCGGGAATATTTTCCGGCATCACCTGATATTTGCCGATCGCCTGGCCGCGATTAGGAACGACAGAGCCGAGCGCCTCGTAAGGATTCTTATGACCGCCGCTTTCGATCTCCGCGATATTCTTCGATAGTTGATCGATCACGGTGTCGTTATTGGCGGGAGCTGCGAGCGCGCCAGGCACCGGAGCGTTTGGAGAGTTCACTGTCGTCCCGGCCGTCGTGTTCGCCGCCTCGTTGGCGTTGCCCGCGCGCGCCTGGTCGGTGCTCCCGGGCTTATAAGTCGGCGTGTTCGTGAACGCCGCCACCCCGCCAGGCGCGACGTGCAAGTAAAGCGGCCCCTTCTTCGACTCCGCCAGGATCTGCGCCCGCACCGTCGGCCATTCGGACGGCGCAACCTTGAAACACCCCTGCGTGTACAGCGTATCGAGGTCCGGAGCGGATCCGGAATGGATCATGATCCCGATCCGGTCTCTGCCCAGCTTCGGATCCGGAATCACGTTGTTGGCGATCGGAATCGCGCCCACTCGATGCGCCCAAGCGCCCGTCGGGGCGTCGGGCGTTACCGGATAATCGCCATAAGGGACTGACCAATACTGACCTGGCGTGCCCGAGCCCCAGTGGAACGTCGTTCCGCCGATCGTGCCAACGCCGTGCTGGTATTGCGGGCGGTCTTCGTCAGCCACTCAGCGCTCCCGCAATCTGAGGCGGCCGCACCCGCCGCCGGTGCTGGGTGCGCGAAACCGGCGTCAGCGAGCGCAACGCCCCGCTCGTCCCTCGAGGCATCGGCGCCGACAAGGCCCCCAGCACGCCAGCGTGGACCTGCTTGACCCCCACCGGATTTTCGCTGACCGCTTCTGGGAATTGCTTCTCGATGTCCTGCGCCATCGGCCCGCGATGCTTCGGAGTCCCGGGATCCTCGCCCTTGAAATTGTAGTCGTAGACGTCGAGGCCGGTGACGCCCTTGCCGACCTTCTTCAGGTTCTTCTTGACCCGAATGTCCGAGGTCACCCCCTTGCCGCCAAATATATTCCCGAGCGCGCCAATGCCGGCGCCGGCGAGCGCCGCCCAGTCGGTCGGCGTATAGGTCTGAGTATTGCTCTGACCGGTTGTAGTTTGGCCGTAAGGCGTCATGCCGAGCGCGCTCTGCAGCACGCCGAGCTGTTGCGTCGGATAGCCCCAGGCTTGCTGGAACTTGGCCATTTGCGCGTTGATCTGATCCTGCGCCGTCGACATTTGCTGCGTGCCGGCGGTGTTCTGCATGGTGAAGGCGTTGTTCGCCTGTTGCGCCACGCCCGCGCCGGTCGTGTTGAGGCCGCTCGCGGCCTGGATGTCGGAGTTGATCTTGGCTTGCTGCGCGCTTTGGTTCGCCTGTTGCGCCTGGAGATTGCGCGCGAGATCGGTTTGCTGCGAGGCCTGGTTGGTCGTCGCCGCCTGAAGCTGACGGTTGATGTCGCCGGTCGCCGCGGCCTGAGCCTGGGTGAAATTCTGCGCGTTGAGATTAGCCGCCATCTGCGCCATGCCCTGAGCTCCCTGAGCCTGGGCCGTGCCTTGTTGAACTCCGAATCTCGAGCCGCCGAACGCGCCCTGGTTCACAGCGTTGCCGGCGTTGGTCGACAGCGTCTGACCCAGCTGTTGTTGCATGATCGGCATCGAGGCGTTGATCACCGACTGCGTGTACGGATCCATGTATTTGGACAGGTCAGTGTCGCCGACATTGCCGGCGGTCACCGCGGCCGCGTTGCCGGGATCGGTGACCGACATCGGCGTTTGGCCGAGCGCGCCGACAAAGCCGGCGGTGGCGGCGTTATACTGAGGGAGTCCCGCGTTGCTCGCAGTCGCCGCGGTGTTCCAGCTTTGCTGCAGTTGATCCGAGACGTCGGGCGTCATCTGCCCCTGGTATTGCTGCAGAGGCCGGTTCGCGACATTTTGCGCGAAAGCGTAATTTTGTTGCGCAGCGTCGTTGATCCACGGCGGCAGCTGCGTCGTTTGTTGCGTCTGTTGTTGCTGGGTGCCGGTCTGTCCGCCCATGGCTACCAATCCTCGCCTTTTGCGTCCTGCGCCGCCCAGATGCGCGCCAGTATGCTCGGATCCGTCGGGATGTAGTCAGGATCCGCTGGCATGGTCATGATCGTCTTGTCGCGGCTACGGTCGAGCCAGCCATGCGCCTTCTGCCAATCAGCTACATCCCTCCAGTTAGGAGGAATTTGATAGTAACCAGCCATGTTGGTCGACTGATAATCCTGATCGTGCGGCCGCGACGCCCACTGCGCCGGCCCAGCCATCGGGCGGCGGTCCTCGATGCTCGCCGCTTGAGGCATCTGCCGATAACCGGGATTAACAGGATCCCCCTGCACCGGCTGCAGCGGCGGCCCATGCATCCAAGTCTGCAGCCAATCCTGCCAAGCCATCACAGATCCTTATGGTACAGGTAGGACTCCGTCTTGATCTTCCAGCCGTTGCGATCGGCGTCGCGGGCCCAGCCGCGCCGTCCGTAGGCGGCGACCAGGTCGACGCCCATCTCTCGCGCGAAAGCGAGGATCTTGCCATGCAGAATCCGGCAATCGTGCAAGTCGCCCACCGCGGCGACGATCTCGAGCATGCGCCGGCGCGGATAAAGCGAGATCTGCGTCACCGCCCAGGAATTGCCTTCGACCCAGGACTGCATGCGCCCATCGGCGATCCGCTCGAGAATATCGGGCAGCGCGAACAGGCCGCCCTGGCGATCGAGGGCCCGCTCGAGCTTGCGATGATAGATCGGCGCGTTCATGGGCCGGGATTCCCGCCTCCCAGCCCGATCGCCCGCGCGCGGATCACGCCGGCCGAGCTCACCTCGATCATGAAGATTTTCGGATTGGCGCCAGGCGCAGTGTCGTAAGCGCGCACCAGGACGCCAGGATGCGCCTCGTTGTTGCGCATCTGCTCGGCGAAACCGTTGCGGCACCAGAGCGCGAAATTGCGCAAATAAACGCCGAGCGCGTCGCTGATCTTCGGATCGCTCGGAATGTCGGGCGGGATTCGCGCCGCTTGCGGCGTCTGTTGCTGGCGAGGATGCGCCATCAGCGATCTCCCCGCGGAACAGCGTCGATCAAATGGTTCCCCACCGTCACCGGCCTGACCGAGCCGTCAGAAGCGACGCCGTCGATGATGATCCCGGCCGGAATGGCGAGCGCGATGCGCAGCCGAATGTCGCGCCCCGTCGTCCTGAGATCGACATAGCCGTCCTGGCGCACCGTGCGCGGCACAGTTTGCTGCTCGACCAGGCCGAGCGAACGCGAATTGCGGTAGAACAGCGAATACATCACGTTGGTGATCGCGCCCTCGATGTCGGGCAGCATCTGCTTCACCGTCACCAGCTTGCCGCCGTCGATGTTGAGATCGAACGTCTCGATCCAGGGCAGCTCAGCATCCCAATAGGTGAAGCCGTTCTCGTGCTCGTAAGCGACACGATCGTTCGCCATGATCGTGTGCGAGGTATAGCTCGCAGTGACGCCGGCCGAGCGCGCGCATCGCGCCTGGGACCACCAGCCCTCCTTGTAATTATAGATCGCGATGCGAGTATTCCCGGTCAGCCCGTCTTGCGGATAGCACCACCAGAATTCGTTGAAGTTGGCGACATGGATCGCGCACGATTGCTGGCGCACCTGGAGGAGATCGATGTCGTCGTCGATCCAGGCGCGCACCATGCACTGGACCGGCAGAATCGACGTCCCGTCATATGAGTATGGTCCTTGTTGAGAGAACCACAATACCATGCTCGATGTTGTAGCTAAGCTTTGCGGACTCCAGGGAGTACAGTTGTCTCCTAACTCGTCGTAATTATATACATAAGGTGTACCTAAGTACCTGGATCTATACGCTTTTTTGCCAGTAAAGAAGAGAGTCCCGCTGCGAGTCGCGATGCCGCAAACGATCGGACTCGAGGGCTCGACGTCGATGAAGCCAGCTTGCGTGGTGACGTCGGAATAATTCCAATTCGTGTAGTCTTCCTGCTCGCACCAGGCGAAGCGCCGAAACGAGCCGCCGTCGCTCGGCGTGCCGTCGAGATACGAGCCAAACACCTGGACGAAGCGCTCGGGCGTAACGACGAAAAAACGGCCGTGCGGCACCGTCGAACCCGACGCCGGCGTGATCACCGCCGCCTTGGTGCCTGGCGCGCTCGCGGGATTCCACTGCAAAAGCCGGCCGTCGGCCGAGGTCATCGCCAGGAGAACGGCGCCGAAATTCTGCAAGCTATAGGCGTCGGGCAGACGATCGATCGCGGCGGCGGCGCTAATCGCGCGCGACTCGCCATAAGCGCCGAAATTGAGCACGTCATTCGCCGCGCCAGCGTTCGCCGCATTCGCCGTTAGGACAAGCGCCGTGCCGTTGTAGGTCGACACAACGCCGACATTCAGCCCCTGGGTGACGTTCCAGACATTCATGCCTGGCGCTACGCCGCCAGGGTTGGCGACCATCGTGATGTTGGGCGTCGCCGTCGTCCACGCCGCGGTCGCCGATAATTGAAGCCCCTGGCCGTAAAGCCCGTCGCCATAGCCGCCCTGCGTCGGCGGTTGAGGCGGCTTGATCCCGTCGACCGGCGTGATGTCGAGCAAAGCGCCGCCAGTGGCGACGTAGAGGTTCGACTCGCACAAATACGCAATGTGATAGACCTGGGCCAGGTCATACCAGCCCAAAATCGCTTTGCATTTCGAAGCGAAGGTGAAGTTGTACTTCGACTGCCCACCGATCGGCGCAAGCTGGCCCTCCACCCAGCGAACCATGTTGACTTCGCTGTAGTTCGACGACTGCATCTTCTTCGTCGCCTGGGCGACGACGCCAGGCGGAAGAGTCAGCGGTTTGAAGCCTGTGCTCAATTTACTGGTATCTTATGATGAAGCTGAGACCAACGTATTGCGGAACGACGTTGAGCGCCGTGCCAGAGCCGGTATTCCCGACGGTGACCGCCGGCGTCTGCGTGTCGACGGTGATCGCTGGCTGTGCGTTAAAAACGGTGATGGCGGGTTGCGCCGCGCCAAGACCGGTGACCGCGGCGCCAACCGTGATCGTGGGCTGCGCGGCGCTTGTTCCGACAGAGTTCGCCGCGCCAAACACCCAACCCGAACCGGCCGCGACATTAACGCCGTTGATCGGCGTTAGAACTTGAGCGTTGACGGTGTGGCTGTGCGCCGCCTCCGAGGCGGAATGAGTATGGCCGGGATCCGGATGCGTGTGCGCCGGCTGCGACACACCATGATTGTGCGCGACCTGCGTCGCCCCATGCGTGTGCGCGGCCTGGCTTGCCGGATGATTGTGCGCCGGCAGATTGGCGACCGAGATGGTGTAGGAGAACGTGCCGCCAGTTGCACCGATGCTGGTCGCATCCCTGCCAATGCCGAGCGGAAACCTCTGAGTGAGGTTGGGCACCGCGCTCGAGGTGCCGGCGACGGCCGAGGTGCCGGCGTTGAAGCGGTTCTTGAGGATCGGCGCCAGAAGCGGAATATTGGCGTTCTGATAGACCAAGCCGTCGCACATGAGCCAGTTGGGCGGCGCAGTGTCGCCGGCATAGGGCATGATCCCGCCGATCGGCGTGATGCCCATCTGATTGGCGAACACGAGCGCGTCGATCGCGTCGAGATCGTTGTTGAGAAACCCGCCCCAAGTCGTCGGCGAATGCTGAACTTCGGGCTTGACCCAGCCGTAGTTCTTGGTCGTCGTCTCAACCATTCTGAGGCTCCGGAGGGGTATAGGGAGTCGGCTGGTTGCCGTCGTAGAGCCACCAGAGGTATTCGGCGTAATCGACGTTGGCTTCGTCGAACGGGATGAAAGCGCCGTCTTCGTCGCGGATGACGACGGTCGGTTCAGCCGTGAGCGTATAGGCCATGATCAAAGCTCCGCGTCAGCGTTGACGCCATAGTTAACGATGCACCCGCCGGTCGCAGTCGCAGTCACACTTGATGGGCACCAACATGCGGCTGTATTCGAATTAACCGTGAAGCCACTGACGTTGGCGTTGTTGTTGTTGCCATTAAGAGTACAGGTCGGCGCAGCCCGCATGGGCACCGGGAAATGCGTGATTGTTCCAAAGGAGCCGGTCGCTACTTGATAGGAAGCCTGGAACAGCAAAACTTGCGAAAAGTACCGCTGGCAATCGACCATGCTCTTGGCGAGCGACTGACGCATGTAGGTCGTGCAATAGAGCCCCGTCTCGAACTTGATTCCGGTAAAATCGAGCGTTCGCCCATTGGCGGCGATCAGGCTCTGCGCGCCGGTCACACCGATGAAATTGCTCGCTTGCCAAGTGCCCTGTGTCGAACGACGGCTCGTGCCCGAACCGAGGTCGAAACGCACATACATCCCCAGAGCGCTGCCCGATCCGACCCATGTCGCCGCCGTGTCGCCAGCTTGGTTCTGGATGGTAATTTTCTGCCAAGTGTTCGCCGTCAAGATGGTGAAGCTGAACGGGTAGGTACGCGAGCCGTCGTTGTTGCAGATCGAGCCGCTATAAACACCCGCGAAGCTCGCCCGCACCCAGAACTGCAAGCACCAAGGCGAAGCGCCAGCCGCGCCGAACCCCATGTCCGCGATAGTGTCTGCCTCTAAGGTCTGAAAGAATGAATTGGCGTCGGTCGCAGCGAGCGTCGTGGCGGCAAGCGACGTGAGGCGAACAAAATAAGGGAACCCGGCTGGACCGCCCGTGGCTAGCCTCTGAGCGCTGAAGATGTTCGCCGCCGAGCCATTTACGGACCATCGGTCAACCGCCCAACTACGACCAAGGATATTATTGACCGCCGCGCCGCCGTTGCGCTGATCGATCCGCATGTCCGAGTTGATGAGCTTGTTCTCACCCGGCACGGTGGTCAGGACATAGCGCCCATCCGCAGCTTCGAGCGGGGCCGTGACCGCCGGATCGTTGGCGAGGAACACCCGGCCGGTGAAGGTGACGCCATTGACGTTGGCTTTGCTCGTGTCGCTCGGATGGACGTGGTCGCCGCGCGCGAAAGCAGTCGCGACGCCGGGAGCCGCGACGCCGTCCATGATCGGATTGGTCGCCGACGGCGCCGGAACATTCGCCGCCCAATCGGTGATGTCGTTGTGGGAGACGTTCGACCAGGCGAGGCTCTTGCGCCCATAGAGCGTCCCGTCATTCGGCGCGTCGGGAATACCGCCGCCACCGCCGCCGACCGCAACCCACTTCACGCCGTCCCATTGCCAGCCTTGGAAGATGTCGCCGACGGTCGGAGAAGCGGGGAAATCAAGCGCCACGAGCCGCCTCCAATTCGGAGACGCGCGCGGTGAGAGTCTTGACCGCGTTGACGAGCGCGAAGATCAGCCTCGTGGTGTCGACGTCGCGCAGATCGGCGACTTTCTCGCCGTCGATATAGCCTTCGCGCTGGCCCACCATATCGGGGAAGACTTGCTCGACCTCCTGCGCGACGAAGCCGACGAACTCGGTTCCAGCGACGGCGTCGTTGTAGTGCGGCGAGGCCGGATAAGGCGCGGCCTCGACTGCCTTGACTTGAGGGCTGTGGTCGCCGACTTCCCGACTGATGTCGTCGGTCGTCGTGTCGTTGCCCTTGAAGGTGTAGACGACCGGGCGAAGCTGCAGCACCTCGTCGAGGCCGACGTCATAGTCGCCCACGATGTTCTTGATGCGCTCGTCGGAGGAGTCGGCGAACGCGCCGCCACCGGGCTTGTAGACGGTGGTGGAGGAGAAGCCAGACGCATTCGCGCCGCCGTTGCCGATGACCAAATAGGGCGAACCAGTCGCTAGAATGTCCTGAATGACGGCCTGATTGTCGGTGCCCTGATAGAATTGCGCGCGGGCTTGCCCATCTGAGGCGCGACCAAGCACGACAGCCGCAGTCGCATTTGAGCGCGAAAAAACGCCGCTGTTGGAGACGATGTTGCCCGTCACAGTCGCTGAACCGCTGACGCCCAGAGTGGCGCTGACGGTCAGACTGAAGTTGAACGTTGCGCTGCCGGTCGCGCGGTTGATGAAAAACGGCGTGTTTTGCACACCCGCATCGGTGTAGCTAACAATGCCGAAATCAGACCCGGCGCTCGAACCGGTCTCCGCAGTTTGATTGGTGGTCATCGACCAGCGATGATTGGCCCCAGTGTCGAAGAAAAAATCTCGACGCTGCCCCGCAGGAGTGGATAGCGTCAGCGAGGCGTCGCCAGATGTAGGCTGGATCTTCGGATTTGCGGCGAAGGTCGCCGACCCGGTGGCGCGGCTGATCGTCAGCGGCGTCGACAAACTCCCGCCGTTGTCGGCCCAAGCAGTCAGAGCAAAATCCGACCCGCTGTTGCTGCCGCTCTCACTGGGAAAGGCAGTGCCGAGGTCAAGCGACCAACGGTTCAACCCGGCCTTTCGGGCGTAAATTCTTGCGTTGATGTTCTGTGGAACATCGATGTAGTTGTTGCTGTAAGTCAGCGTCAGTCCGGGCGCGGTAAGAAGGCCGGTGAGCGTCACCGAGCCGGTGGCGCGGTTGATCGACAGCGGCGTGTCGATAGAAGAACCAGCGTCGTTGTAGCGAGTGAGGCTGAAGTTCGACCCGGCGTTCGAGCCGCTTTCCGTCGCCCCGTCGCCAAGCGCAACCTCCCAGCGTGTTCGCGCCGCCCCCGCCGTTCCCTTCTGGCCGAACAGGCTATTGCCCATGTCGGCTTGCATGACGATCCCGCCCGCCCCTCCAGGCGAAACGCTCCACAACCCGTTCGCCGCCACCGCGCCGCTGAACGCCCCTGTCGTGCCATTAAGCGCGCCCGTGAGCGTTCCGCCCGAAAGCGGAAGATAGCTGCCGCCACTCCCGCCCCCGCCATTGTTGGCAACCACCCACTGGCTCGAATTGGCGTCCGAGTACCAGACGTACAATTGCCCGCCGACGCTATCCCACCACAGAGCCCCTACGGCGGGGCTGGAGGGGGGTGTGTCGCCGATGGTCACCGGAGGCCCGCTCGGCCCGCCGCCGCCGCTGGGCGTCGTCCACGACAGCCCGCCCGTGCCATTGGTCGTCATCACCTGGCCGGCCGTGCCGCCAGGAACGTAGAAATTGGTGATGTCGTTGACCGCCAGGAGCCCGTTGACCGCCAAGCCCTGGTTGATGTTGACGTGGCCGGCGAACGCCGCGGTGCCGTCGGCGCGCGAGATCGACAGCCAAGTGCCGAGGAAACCGCCGAGATTGGTGTAAGCGGTCAGGGAGAAGTTCGAACCGGCGTTGCCCACTCCCTCCGCGATCTGGTCGCCAAGCTGCAGTTGCCAGCGGCTCAAGGTTCCGGTCTGGCCGAGAATGGCGCGCTGATTGCCCGCCGGCGCGCTGAGCACGAAGCTGTTCGGGCCCTGAATTGTGGTGACGCCGGTCACCGTCAGGTTGCCGGTGATCGTGCCGCCGGTCAGGGGCAGATAGCCGCTGCCGTCGAAGGCGAGCGACCAGGCGTTGTTGCTTCGGACGTAGGATTGCCCGTCGCTCGGCGCGTCGCTCTGGATCGGAATCGTCGCCCAGGCTTCGTTGAAGCGGCCGTAATACCAGTTGACCGCCGGCGCGTCGGGAATACCGCCATGCGCGTCGGCGTATTGCTTGGTCGCCGCCTCCATGTCCTCGACCGGATCGCGCGACAGCATCACCGGCTCGTTGAACTCGACCGTCGAATCGAGGCCCGAGATCGTCATCGGAGTCGAAACGACTCCGCCTTGCCCGTCTAAGTGATTGACGGCGTAATTCGGCGGCTCCGCGCCGTCGTTAAGCGCAACCTGCCAGTAGAGCGAGCTTATCGTCCCTGGCACGCCGGTGACGGTAATCCCCTCGACACTCGCCATGCCGCCAGGCGGTTCGCAGCCACAGCCGTCCTGCCACTCGCCATTCGGCGGCAGACCAGGAGCCCAATCGTTGGCGATCGGATCGCCGTTGGGAGTCTTCCACTGGTCGTTAATCGGCGCCTCCTAGCCGAACGATCTTACGTGCGTCCGCGTCAGCCTCGAGCCGCTCGCCTTCGACAGCTTGTATTCGTTGTTAAGCTTCCCGATCGTGTCTTCGGTGAGTTGCTTGGCGCCGGCCGCCTGGGCCTCTTCGCCGACCGCGTGCATGTAGGCGTGCATCAACGCGGCCGAGAGGTACAATGACGGATATTTGGTGTAGACCCAGCTATTCAGCGCGTCGGAAAAGACCGGCACTTCCGCGAAGTAAAAGATCTGAAACTGGACTCCCTCGACGTCATCGGGAGTCCCGCCGAAAAAAATCGTTCGCCCCTCGATTGTGTAGTAGCGAAAGCTCCACTTATCCGGCAACTGCAGGAATTCCTCGCGCGGCTTGTAACGAATCGGCGCCCAGCCGCCTGACACGTTGGTGTTCGCCATCTCGACCAGGTCGAACTCGAGCCAATCGTCGGGCACCGTGGCGCAGCGCTGCGTCGAGGTGATGATCGCGGGCTTGATCATCCGCGAGACTCGGAGCTCGGCGTTGAGCTTCTGTTCAGCCATGCGGACGAACGACGTCGTCAGGACGTCGGACCAATCCTCGCGATTGGCCCATTCCTTGATCTGCGTCGTGAAGTCCGCGAAGTCGGTCACAGTCGCCCCATCAGCAAGAGGACGACGACAATGATCAGGATCAGCCCGACGCCGCCGACGCCATAGTGGCCGGCGCCATAGCCGTAGGGCACGCCCCAGCGCTCACCGCCCAAGCCGCCGAACAGCGCCAAGATCAGGATGACGACGATGACGATGCCGAGCGGGCTCATTGGTCTTTCCTCCTACCTAGCCAATGGGTGACGACGGCGCCGAACGCAGCTGTGAGGCCTCCGATCAGAGCGGCCGTCGATTGGTCGACCGGGATGGTGAAAAACAGCGAGAAGACGACCGCGCCGATCATCGCCAGAACGATCAGAAGCGAGATCGTCAGGACTCCGCCGGTTGGATCCCACTTGCCCGACACGAACAGGAGCCCGGTTGTGAAGGCGATCAAGAAGGCGACCCCAACCGCGCCGGGATAGTCGAAGATCTTCGGCGACGGCGGCGGAACGATGAGCGGATCGGTCATGCGAACCCATGGCGCGTGCCCCCCGTGTCGATCGTCAGGGCCATGTGGCGGGGATCACCATGGGTCAAACCGAGATGAACCCAGGTTTTGTACTCGTGGATAAGCTGATCGATGCCGAGCTCGCGCATGTGCGGCTCGAGCTTCTTGCAGATCTCCTTCGGCGTGCCGAAACCGGGACAGGTAAAGTCAGCCGCGAGCCCGTAGACATGCGCGCTATTCGAAGCGCCGCCGACCGCGGCGTTAACCTTCGGCGCCCGATAGCCGGACGAGATCAGGATCGGCAGGTCGCCGAGAAGGGCGCGGACCTTCTCCATCACTTCCGCGGTGCGACGGACATTTTCGAGATCCTGGCCTTTCGGCACGTTGGGAATCCCCATCCGCGCCGCCGTCTGGCTATCGGTGAACTCCTCGAGGGCGAAATGTTCGGTCAGCGCGGTCATACCCGGCCTTTCCAGACCCGCCACGGGTCCGCTTCGCTCGAGTTCAGCCAGGCGTCGAAGGCGTCGGGATCGTCGTAAATGCCGCGATGGGTCAGGTCCTCGACGACGAATGCCGGCAGCGTCGCGACCTTTTTCATGGTGGTGCGGCGCATATTGTCCTGGTCGCGCGCAATGCCGGCCAGGATCTCGTCGAGATTCTGCCGCATGTTGACAACGAGGCGACCGTCCGCGTCGTCGTAGATCGTCTCACGGACGATTCCGCCGTCGACCATGTACAGTCGCCTCGTCTCTGACATCAGAGACGTCCTTAAGCAGTAATGCCGTTGAAAAGAATGTGGGCTAGAGAGTTTCTCATCTCCAATCCCCACTCGACAACGATCATTCTGCTTTCAGCGTCACCGATGCGAGCCATCAAATACTGGCGGAAGCTTCGGAAAAACGCCACCGCAGCATAATCCGGATCGATCAGAAGGGCGATGTCAGGCTGTAGCCAACGTGAAGGTATGCACTTCACGCGACCAAAGTCTGTCGCCAGTACATCGACAGTAGAGACCACTTCTGTCTTGCCGACGAGCACCTGAGTTGTTGATCGACCGACGAATGTACTGACAGTTCTCTTAGGGCCTGGGGGGACCACCCAGAGAGTCGGGGAAGCTCCGTTGGTATACGCAAGTTGCATCGCGTCACCGAGCATATCTTCCGTTATGGCCGCGGGCGTGGAGGGCACCGGGAACGCGCCGGTCGCCGTCGTCGGCAGTCCCGTGGTCACCGAGCCAGGCGCGATCGCGCCGGCGGGATTACCGGTGGGCGCCGCGGTGGTCGGCTTCGATCGAGCGCGGCCGAGCCAATGGGCAAAGCCCTCAGTGACGCGCGCCGTCTGCGTGGTGCCGTCGTCCGAGCCGTCCTGCCTGGGCTGACGAGAGCACAAAGCAACTTCCATGTCGCTCTTAAGCACTTTCGAAGTCATCGCCATCTGGTGGGCCATTTCTGACCCCTTGCCGGCAGCGTCGGACTCCTCTTGCGAGCCAGAAACGGTAGCATCACGCTCGCTAATCTGCGTGACATTGTTCTGACGTACAGTCGGTTGTGCCGCTTTATTGACGAGTTGAAACCCTTCCACCTGAGCATTTGCACTAATGTCAGGCGCCGGAAGTGCTACGATTGGCAAAAATTCGATTTGCCAGTCGAATAGTCGGTTCTTTACGTTACGTCTGCGTATAGCAGACATAACTGGAGTATCGAAGGGATCTATATTGTAGATGGCGTTGCTGAGATCTTCTCGATTCCCAGTTGCAAAATAAGTAGTAAAGGCGTTGCCTACTTTGGCCATGGTGATTTATACTCCGGATCATGAGAGAAGCCTCTGGAAATACGCTGTCGCGTCTTCCAGCTTTCCTGTGCGAGCTAACTGCTTGCTGGCTTCATCGATGTTCCGGCGTCCCGCACTCCCATTAATGGGCCTAGCCGAACCGGGTACCAATGACCTGCCTGAACCGGGGAGGACCGCTTGGGGTCTTACCGCCATCCCCTGGTCGTAGAGCCACGCCTTAAGCAGGATGTTAAGCATCCGCTTGTCGTAGACTCCTGCCACCTCTACTTCGTTAAAGCCTTCGGCGAGCGCGGTCTTGCGCATCCCACCGATGACTCTCTGCAGAGTTGGCTCATCCTTGATGAGCTTTGAGTGCTCAGCAACGAATTGTGTGAATTGCTCTACCGCATATTTCGCAGAAGCGCGATCGTGCTCCTCGCGGGCGTTCTGAATCGCCCAGGCGCGCTGACCGCGAATCGTGTTCAGCTTCTGGTGATAAGCCTCGAATTCCTTCTGCCGGCGCCGCGCCGACAACGGATCGCGCTCGTATTCCTTGTCCCAATCCGGCTCCGTCGGCGCAAGCGCCTGCAGGTCCTGATCGAGCGCGTAAAGCCCGTTGATGTAGAGATCGCGCATCTGAACGACGCGCGCGTTCTCCTGGTCGACCTCCTGCTTGCGCTCGTTGACCTTGTTCAGGCGCGAGTGAAACGTCGCGGTGCGAATGTAACCGTCGCGGAGCTCGCCTAACGAAACTGTTTGGGGAGTCCCGTCGACGGTGATTTCAAACTGGGAGTTTTCGAGGTCGTCGTCGCCCGATTCCCCTTCACCCGCTTCATCGCCGGCGGCGTCGGCTTCGGCGTTGTCTTCGCCATCCGCGGCTCTTGAGTGTCCATCGTCGGCGGCGGTCCTGCCGCGCTCCTCGCCGGGTTCGGCCAGAGATCGTTCGCGACCCTCCCGCACAGTTTCGGCGGCCGCTTGGCGGGATTGCCTTTGGGCTTGAACGTCTTGCCTCTCGTCAAACCGACCATCTGCAACGTCCCTTTCGCGCTGACGAAGGCGTGGATCATCGCCGGCGTCGCTCGTGTCGCCGGTTTCCGGATCGCCCTCAAGCATCCGGATCTGAAGGAAAGGTTCGGGCTTCTCAGCCACCGCGGCAAAGCGGCCGGCGTCGTCGCGGCGCGGCGTGCGATCGCCAGCTGCGCCTTCGCCCGGTTGAGGCGACGGATCGATCGCCCGCGCAAAGGCGGAGGCGGCCTCGTCAATTCCCTCTGGCATGCTTCGCCTTGTTCATCACCATCGTGTAATCGCTCACAAATCGCTGGATCTCGCGCGGGATCTCGTCGAGGCACTTCAGCCGCGCCAAGAGATCCGCCTTCTTGTCGCGCTCGACCGCGTCCATCAGTTCGGCGTACCAGCGCGCCCGCACCGACCTGACCGCGAGGAAGAACACGCCCTTCTCGTCGGTGAGCTCCTTCGCCTCGAGGAAAAGCGCGCGCTTGGCGTCGGTGTCCTTCGCCCGCTCGTCAGGCTGCAGCGGATCGGCGCGCGAGAATCCGGTCATGCTCCGCCTCCCTGGTCAGCCGAGGCGGCTTGCGCCTCCGCTTGCGCCGCGGCAACCGCCTGGTCGCTTTCGTTCTGCATGTGCTGAGTGTGGACGTCGATCGCGCCGTCGTGCGCGGTCTTGAAAATATCGGCCGCCATCTGCCCGAGCGCCTGAGTGTGCTGAGCGTGAATCTGGTCGGCCTGGAGGTTGAGCTTCGCCTGGTCGTTGAGCGTCTTCTCGCGCAATTGCGCCATCGCGAGCTCGTGATCCTGATCCTGTTGCGCCTTGCGAATATTCTGGTCGCCAAGCGCCTGAGCCGCGTCCGCCTTGACCTTCTGGTACTGCGCCTGGGCCGCCAGCGTCATCGCATCGGGCTCCTTCGGCGCCGTCAACAACTGTTGCATCTGTTGCGGGTTGGGCATCTTGAAGTAGCGCCCGACATTTCGGATGTTGGCGATCTCGAGCATGTCGGTTTGGACATTCATCATCTCGGGGATGCCGCAAATCGGATTGTTGAGGCCCATTTGCGCTATAATCGTCTGTTGATCTTGCTTGATCTGTTGCAGTGTCATCAGGCGGACGGTGTCCGAACCTTTGCCGAGGGTTGGGTTGACTTCGACCCCCATCGAGGCGTCGAAAGTCGAGGTGTCGTAATCGGTCCAGTTGCCGTTGACCTTGAGAGTCCGTTGCTGACTGGGATTCTCGCAAATCTCGTTGTAGAGGCCAGCGAACAGATCCTTGAAGCCCGTCTCAGCGAGCACGCGCGCGACAAGCTCAGTGCGTTCTTGCGCCCCGTTTATAATCGCCTCAACGCCGATCATCGTGGAGCTTTGAAGTGCCTTCGGATCGAGGCCTTTTGCTGCGTCACTCAGCCCAGTACGCCGCTGGAGCACGTCGTTCAGAAATTCGATGATTGGCAGCGCCGCCTGGCCAAGAAATGGCGTGTTCGTGAAAGCGACAGTGTTCGACGGATCCCCGCGGGTCCGGATTACCGCGCCTAAATCATCGTTAAGCGCATCATCGACATTGACCATCAACTCGTTAATGACGGTCTTCGGATTGATGGACTCCGCGGCGCTGTCGAGCACCGCGCGCGACAGGTTGGTCTTGATCCGCTGAATGTCCATCGTCAGATCGGCGATCGAATCGCCGACGATCGTGTGCGAGATCGGGTCGACCGAGAACAGCGCGAATTTAATCCGGTTCGCCGGCTCGTCCTCGACGATGGTCGCGTTCTCGCCCATCGTGATGACGTGGCGGAGCTCAGCGACGCCGTCGCCGTCCTTGTCGGCCTTAATGTACCACTCGCCATACATCACGCCGTCGCCGACGCGCGTCGACATCATCCGGCCGGGATTGCGCATTTGCGGCTCGGAAGTGAACTCGGCGATCGACTGCGATTGAACGTAGTCTAGGAGATCCTCGCGCTCGTAGCCCATCGCAGTGAGCTCATCGACTGCCACCACGCGCTCGTGCCCGACAATCCGGCTCTCGCGAAATGTTCTCGCGTACCTATCAAGCCGCATTTCCTCCGGAGGGACTCCCGCGATCCTGACAAGAGGCTTGGCGACCTCAAATTGAAACACCACCCGATCATAGATCGCCGGCGGAGGCATCGGCGGCGCCGCTGGGGGCGGCATCCCGGGCGGCGGCCCGCCAGGAGGAGGACCGCCCATGCCCGGGGGAGCTCCGCCAGGAGGGCCCATGGGAGGTTGGGGCGACGGAGGAGCACCCGCCGCCGGCCCAGGCGACGGGACACCTGGGCCAGGCGGCGGTCCCATGCCGGGAATCCCGGCTTGAGGGGGAGCTTGCATCTGAGGCGGCGGCGTCGGCGCCGGGAGAGGGCGCCCCATCTCGATGAGTTTCGCCGACGGGTCCTCGATCAGAATCTGTTGGATTTGCTGCGCGGTAATGTGGGTGAAGACTTTGGTGCGGATCTCCCTCTGCGTGTCCGTCCACCATTTCACGAAGCCGGTCTTCACCGTCATCGCGTCTTTGAACGCGCCGTAAAGGATCAGAAACCCGCTATTGTCGTTCCAGAACGTATAGTTGACAAAGTTGGTGGCTTGCGTCGCCATATCGCTGTCGGCGGCGGTGCGCGGAACCAGTTCAACCGGCGACTGCGACGCGCCGAACAGCCGGATTAGGCTGGGCAGCATCAGCATGATCGCGTCGCGGACGTCGGTAGAGACGAAGGTCGACCGATTCGCCGTGTCCTCGTCGGTTTTATTGTACTGGTCGTAGGTCGCGTCGGCGTCCTGAACCAGCGTCGTGTCTGACCAGGGATTATCGTCGGGATAGAGCGTCGGCAGTAAGCCGTAATAATATTTCTGGCTATAGTCCCGATTCGCCGCGAGCACCGAACCCTCGTAGTCACGAGAGTCCTTGATCATCGCATTGAGAAATTGCTCGTAACTGTCGGGATCGGTGGGATCGTAGCTCGCTGTGCTCGGCGAGCTTGAATCCTTAAACGAGGCAAAGATGCGTTCCATCGTCCCGCCCAGCCCCAGGCAGGTTTTAGTCCTGATTTTCCGTCAAGGTCAAACCGTGCAACGCCCGCCAGGCGCGTTGCTTTTCACGATCGCGCACCCACAGCCACGTCGGTGGGGCTACGGGTCCAATGAAGCTGTTTGACGGTCGCCAAAAAGCGTCGAGATCATGGATCGTCAGCGGTCGGCGCGTTTTCGCGAAAGTATTGGCAGATTTTCGCGTAGCCAGGGAAAGCGCGCGGGCGGACTCCGCTTTGCAACTGGGCCGCCTTGCCACAAATCGCCCTCTTGGCGCCACTCTTCGTTGGGCTCCAAAACCAGCAATCGCTGCAAAATCGCTTCGCGCCAGGAATGGCGAAATGCGCCTGGCCAGGATAGGTCTGCATCTGGGCGTCAGACACGCCCGTGAGATTTTTGTCGCCTATCATTCGAAACGGCGGAACCGGACGCCCAGGTAGTGGCTATTCGGACGTCCGGTCCCTATTCCAGCGGTTCTAGGGGGGCTTATAACCGCTAGAACGCGAAGCGGTCGCGCCGGCGCATGCCGGCGAGGCCAAGCACAGCAAACCCAAGCCCCATCATCACCCAGGTCGAAGTCTCCGGAATAACGCCGCTCGTCGTCATCGATTGGTCGAATCCCGTGATCGAGCCGCCCGCCAGCAAATCAACCGACGCGCCTTCGGTCATCGAAAACAAACCAGGGGCGAAAAACGACGAAAGCTTGGTGCCGGAAAAACTGTCCGGATCCGACGCCGGCGAGCCGCTCACCGTGTCGAGCAAGACGCCAGGCGTGTTTAGCGGGTTCGCCCCCTGCACATTGGCCGGATCGGCGAAGAACTTGAGCGTGCTCGGGCCCGCGCCGACGTTGGAGTTGAACGTCAGGCTGGCGCTCTCCAGAATCGAGCCGACAGGACCGATGAAGTTGGTGTCGCTGGCGCCAAAGGTCAGCGTTCCCTCCGCGCCGCCGAGGTTCTGGATGTTGCTCGAGCTCAGTTGCAGGACGTTGTGCGCCCCGAATGTGCTCTGCGCCAAGGCGATCTGAACGAAAAATCCGCCAACCGTCGTGTCGACCAAAAGCAGATTGTTCGCGCCGCCCGACAAATCGCAGCCAAGCTGACCATCGTGACAGGTGAAAACGCTCGTCCCGTCAGTCAGGCTGATCTGCAGCGTGGCTTTCGCCGGCGCCGCGCCGGCCGCCGCAAGGAGCGCGGCGGCCAAGAGTACAGTCTTCATTCCGAACCCCCTAAGTTTGAGAGATTACCGGCGTCCCACCGGCTTGGGTTGAGCCGTCGGCGGCAGACCTTGGCCTGGCCGCGGCGGAACAGATCCCGGCGGACGGTTGCCAGGCTGAGTCGGAGGCGTCGGAACCGGCCCGCCGCTGACATGCGGAGGACGTCCGCCAGGCGGGAGTCCCTGATCCGGATGCTCGCCGCCCTCGCCAGGCAAGCCTTGATCCGGATGCTCGCCTTCGCCGTTGATCTCGATCACGATGTAACGGTAGCCGACGCCCTCGATCGCGGCGAGCACGAGCGCCTTCGTGCCAGGCTCAACGCCAGAATCCGGCGGCAGAGGCGGCCAGATCGTGCCAGGCGGTGGATCGATGGGCGGTAGCGGATGACCGGGAGACGGCGGCGCAATCGGATGATCTGGGTCGATCGGCCAGACCGGAAGTTGACCAGCGTGATCGCCGTCGCCGCCCTCATCAACGCCCCAATCCGGATCAACCGGGCGGCCAGGCCGCGCCGGAAGGTGACCGGCATGCGGAGGTCGCCCAGACCCAGGCGGCCGATGCCCGGGATGGAGGCCGCCGCCGCCAGGCAAACCCTGATCGGGATGACCGCCGCCGTCAATCTCGTCCTGAATGGTGATGAGCGCCCGATACGTCTTTGGCATCCGATCCTCCGTTATTCGGCAGCACGCCGAGCATTTTTGGGAGTCAAATACGCTCCCCGTGTTTCATCGATAAGACGACGAATGAGATCGCTGACGGATACGCTGCGTTCCCTGGCGACCTCGTTCAGCCATCGAAGCTGTTCATCGCTGACTTTGACCGTAACACGATCCGTGGCGACCCCGTGAGCGCTCATTTCAACGAAGCTAACAGTTTCGCGGCGACTAACACAAGCCCCGTATCTTCCGCCTGAGACGCCCGCCGAGCGAAAGGCTCGAGCTCAGCGCCGTCACATGCGGTAATCCCGTCGCCACCGTCTTCATCGCGTCGGCGCCGTGCGAGGCGTCGTCATGCACCGGCGTCCCGAATTTGCTTCGCTTGTAGCCGCGCAGCCGAGCGAGGCCGCGGCGCGTCGTCGCTTCGTTGAACCAGGAAATCCCCAAAACCCCGCGCACCGCGGAAATGCCGTCGGCGTCGTTGACCCGATCCGCCGTCAGGATCGGAACAGGGGTCGAGTCCATCATGCCGAGCCGCCGGCTTTGGCCCGAGACCCATTCCCGATGCTCGACGTCGTGCGGCAGAATATGAGCCCGAAACGGCGTGCCCCAGGACTTCGCCTTGCGATCGAGAATATCGAGGTAATGCTCGGCCTTGTGGCCCCGATCCTCAACGTAGTCGACAAAGTTGAGGGACTTGCCGGCGATCTGAAACACCCAGATGCAGGTGAAATCGTGAATGCCGATGTCCCAGCCGCTAATGAGCGGTTTGCTTATGTCCACCGGGACAATGCCGATGCGATGTTGAGCGGCTAAAGCGTTCATGCTCTCGGTGTAGAACGCCCCTTCCACCGGCGCGTCGAAGGCGTTCAGCATTTCTCTGGCGTATTCGTCGGCCGGCATGTCCCGCGTGAGCTCGGCCTGCTCGGCGTAAGTGAGCGCGTCTTCCTTGGTGTCGGTGATCTTCACGTCGAACACCTCCCAGTTCGGATCATCCTCCGCGCGCAGTTTGACGGCGTGAAAATGATCGTCGCCATTCGAAGTGCCGCTGATGATGGCGAAACCGCGGTAATCCGCCAGGGTCGGGCGCACGACCGAGGTCCAGGCCCTTGGATTGAGCAGAGGGTATTCGTCCAGGACCGCGCCGTCGAGATAGATGCCCCGAATGCGCTCGTAAGCCTGGCCGCCGCCGTACAGCCGAATGGTCGCCCCATGCGGAAAGATGACGGTGAGATCGCCCTCGAGAAAACGAACGCCGGGATAGGCCCCAGCGTAATGGTGAAAATAGGCCCAACAGAGATCCTTCACCTGGTCGAACGAGGGGCCAACGTAGGCGTATCGAGGCGGCGGATGACGGCGCGGATTGCTGAGCGCGGCGCGGATCAACTGATTGCACAGGGCGACGGTTTTTCCCGCGCGGCGGTGAAACACCCAGAACATGAACCGCGCCTGGGAGGCGTGCGGAGCATAGAAATGCGGCCGCGGAACATAAGGGATTACCGCCGTCTGCAGCTTGGCTTCAGGCTGATCCTCGAGATCGAAATCGGCCAGCTCGTCGCTCACTCGTCAGAGGCTTTCGAAGGGCTTGGCTGGGGGCTCGATAGAGAGGAGGGATTCAACTCGATGGTTTTTGGAGTGGGGGCGGGGGGAGGCCCGATGCGCTCGCCGTTGCCCCAGGCCGCCGGCGGAAGATTGATGTTGATGAGGGGCCCGTTGACGGCGGCCGCGCGCGCGTCGTCCGGATCGCTGTGCGCCGCATAGCCCAAATGCCGGTTGGTCTTCGCGTTCAGAATGTACCGGATCGCCCAATCCTGCCGCCGCGCGTCAGGGTCGTCGAGGGCCTCCGCGAGCTTGGAGCGGGCGCGGTCGCCCAGCCGGTTGTCGCACTCGCGGATGACCGCCCGGGCGCGCGAGGAGCGCTCGATGAATTTTCTGAGGATGAGGCTTCCGACCTTGAGCCGGATGGAGGCGTCGGTGACGTCGCCATGGGCCTCGTAAAGGGCGGCGCAAACCTCGTCCGCGGTGAGGGGATAATTGTCCGGACGAGCGTCCCATGGATAGGCCGGCAGCATGTTTTGTGCTACTCTACGCAGATGGAGATCCGCATCCAAATCGAACAGGTTAAAAAACCCGACGGCTTTCCTGTCGCCCCCTACAAATACCGAGTTCTGTTCGAGGGGCAAGAAATCGGATCCTGGCGCGACCCCGAATGCTCGGCCGCTCGCCGGCTGATCGAACTCAGCCTGGCGAAACGCGAGGACGTTCTACTGACCTTCCGCGGCGATAATCCCTGCATGCGCGGCTCCGTCGGCTGGTTCGCCGACCGGCGCGTCGCAGATGACGATCGGGGATTACACTTCGCCCGCTGGAAGCCGTTTCCCGGTGTCGCGGGTCAGCCCCAGAACCCCTCCGACTGATTTTTGGGGCCCAGATAACCCCAGACCCCCTCACAGGGAAAAAACACCCCTACTTTACAATCCACGCTGTTGAGTGGGGATTGCTTTCGCGGGGGCCGAGCGGGGAGGGGACTGCGCGCCAGGGGCCCCAACAACCACGGGTGGTATGGGGGAGTCGCGCAACCTGGCACAGTAAAGCGCAAGTAAAGCGCAAGTAGAGCGCAAGTAGAGCGCAAGACATAGCCAACTGCGCCGCGCAGTGGGCGGAGAGGCTATCCGCCATACTATCGAGCTAAGTCATTGATATTGCTATGCTGCAGGACTGGGCGCCGGCGCCTGTCCCCCATCCAGTCCCCCATTCCGACCGGTTTCGGATTACTCGAAGTCCACTCGATAACGCATGACTGGCATGCTAACTTATCACTCGACAAATACTCGATAAGCGGCTAAGGTGTTGGTGTTGAAAGGAAATACACCAATGTCTACCGCGTCTCGTTTCTTCTCCACCGATAGCACCAAGGCGATAAAAGCTAACGCCTACGGCTACCTTAACGCTATCAACTACATGGCGCCAGCCTCGACTGGCGGTGTCGGTAATCTCTGCCCTCACGCGTCGCCCGGTTGCCTTGCACTTTGCCTTGGCTGGTATAGTGGCCAAGCAGCCATGCTCAGCAACGCTGAGCTCGAAACTGGCAGTAACGCTGTACGCGCCAGCCGCGCGCGCAAAGCTCAACAGTTCATGCATGATCGCAAGGCGTTCCTTGCGACAATGCGCAAAGGCATTCAAGCCGCGCAGCGCAAAGCGCAACGCGAAGGCCTTAAGCTTTGCGTGCGACCGAACGGCGCAACCGACATCGTTTGGGAATCCGTCGCGCCGGCGCTGTTTACCGAATTCGCCGACGTCCAATTCGTCGACTATACCAAAAACTACCGCCGCATGCTCCGGTTTTGCCAGGGCAAGCTGCCAGGCAATTACCATCTCACATTCTCACGCAGCGAAACGAATGAGAGCCAATGCCGCGACGTGGCGCGCGCCGGCGGCAACATAGCCGTTGTTTTCGCTGAAGAAACCAAGGCGCAAGCGCTAGTCCAGGGTTACCTTGGCCTGGCGGTCGTGGACGGTGACGCGCATGATTTGCGGCATTTGGACCCAAAGGGCGGAGTGATTATCGCCCTTTCGCCGAAAGGCCGGAAGACCAGGTTGGATCAATCGGGTTTCGTGGTGCGGTCGTTATGACCGCGCTAGCGTTGGCCTTCGTTGTTTTCGCCCTCGTGAAAGGATGGGTTTAGCCATGGAAAAGACTGAGCATTTGTCGCCTTCCGAAGTTTTGGCTTTGGACAGTTGGGCGCGGATTAACGGCAAGTTGTGGAAAGCGGCGCTTCGTGACGCCTGGGCCACCCACAACTATCACGGGTTTGGCCGGTCGGCAGAGTTGCATGGGTTGCGCAATCGTTTGGGGTTGCGTTGGCTGGCGCGGTTTTCCTTTGAGGGAAAAGGGCATTCGGGGGATTGACTGGGTGCGAGCGCTGGCGTTCACTTCGCTGGCGTTCGCGCCGTCGCCAGTTAGTCTAATAAGTAACCAGAATACAATAGACTTCTAGGCTACAAACTACCCCAAATCCTTGCGCGAGAGAATTATTTTTACAACTTTTATGTACCTACAACCGGTTGTGACAACTTTCCCTGTTTTTTTCGATTCTCTCGCGCAAGGATTCATTGCCATTTGTAGCCTAGAAGCATATTGTATTTGGGTTACTGTGGAGGACTATTTCTATGGATCAGAACCCTCTTGCTGACATTGCGGGATTACCTATCTCGCAACAGCGAAATTCACGCATTCCCTTCGAAGAGCTTTGTGGTTTATACGCCGCGCTGCAGTGGGATGTACCGCTCGGCGTCATCATTCGCGCCTCCGAGTTGGACAAATCGTCCGTGTATCATCTCCGAGGCGCCGGAACCTTCCGTTCGGGCCAGCTTCGCTATCCGCGCGTCGCCCAGGAATTCGCCAAGCTCGGCAAAGCCGACTTTTCCACAAAATATCTGACCGCCCCGCTCAAGGATCGGCTGCGCGTCGCTCACGACGAATACAGGCGCAACGCAACCATGCCGCGTTTGCAGCGAATCAGTCCCAACGCCTCCGCCTTCGCTGGCGTTCACACGCTGAAAGACCCGCTCGGCGGCCCTGACCAAACCTTCGAAATCGTCTTCGATCGCGGCGAGCGGCCCGGTTGGACCTGGCGCGATCGCAATCCCGGCGCCGAAACCGACGAATTGCGCGGCGACCCGCGCGACCAGGAAAACCGTTTCACCAAGAGCAAATACGCGCTCGATTTCTGTCGCCTCCGCTTCGTTCCCACCGAGAAGCAAGTCCTCGACGGTTCAAACGAAGCTGCCTCCGACGATTCATGGTTTTGGGCGCAGAAAAAACTTCAAAAATAATCACAAACTCACTTGACATACACTCGATAAGCCTCTATATCTCCTTTCATAAGAACTGGTTACCGCATCGAAACACCGACGGTTTCGAAAAGGTCGCAACGCCAGGCAAACGGCTCCCAGGACGGGCGGGAGCCAAAGGAGATTACCGATGAGCAACCCTGACCGCCTCCAACGCGAGGCTGAAGAGCACGCCGAGGTCCTGATCGAGGATCGCGGCCCCACCAACGCCCGCGCCTGGGCGGTCCACTGCGCCACCCGCGACACTGGCGGCTTCTGGCAGCGCGTGGTGCGCGAGATCGACCGTCAGGTCGAAGCGAAGCAATTCGCTTCCGCATCGTTTGGGTGGCGCAAATGAGCCCCGCCCGCTCGCCCATGTTCGTGCGCTCGCACGCCGACGTCCGGTCCTACTATTTTCGCCATTTGGTTGGCATGCGCGACGAAGGCGACCGGCTCGCCTTCTACACGCTCTCGGACTTTCGCCCGCTGTGGCGCGAAGCCAACCTCAAAGCCAAGGAATGGCGCCGCCAGGCGACCAATCGTTTCAACCATCAAACCCAACGCTGGGAGCAAGGCCAATGAACGCCTACACGCAACGCATCAACGCCGAGCGCCTCGCGCGCCAGGCCGAGCCGCTCAAATACACCGCGGAAGCAGTCTTCAAGTCGCTCAAGGACATCAAGCAATATCTGTATTGGTCGATTGATCCGTCCGAGACAGACGGCGGCGCTTACTACGCCCAGAGCCTCCTTGAGCACGCGCATGAATTGGTCGACCGCGCGCACGCCTATCGCCTGGCGCTAGCGGCCAATCCG